AGAATCGAGAAGTGATATTTATTAACGAATCGGGTCTTTACAGTCTTATCCTTTCCAGTAAAATGCCTAATGCGAGAAAGTTTAAGCGTTGGGTAACCAGCGAAGTCCTTCCGACCCTGCGCAAAACAGGACACTATGAAATGGAGAACTACTCTCCAGAGATGCAAGCAATCTTAATGCATGACAAGAAGCTTGTCAAAATGGATGAGAGAGTAACGACTCTGGAAAATACAATGACTTTAGACTATGCTCAGCAGCAGGCACTTGGCGAGGCAGTTAATTACGTTGTCATTGATGCGCTTGGTGGAAAAGAAAGCGGTGCATACAAAGAAATCGGAAAGAAAGTATTTTCTGAGTGCAATAGAGACTTGAAGCGATATTTTCGTGTAAACGCACGG